GCATATTATGAGTTAAAAGGTAAGCGCGAACGTGAAGAAATGGATAAAGCAAAAAACCGGCGCTAGACTGCATACGTAGGAAGTCGCTGCTATGGCTGTTGCTGTTGTCGATGTTCAGGTAAAAAGCAGTGGCGCGACGCAGCAGCTACGTGCAGTGCAGCAAGGCGCACAGGCAACGAGTCAGGCAGTTGACAAATTAAACGCAACTACAGCAGCAGCAAGCGCAAAAATGCGCGGACTAAGTAGCGCTGTAGCAGGATTTCAAGGAGCCTTGGCTTCTGCTGCACCAGTGTTGGCACTTGCGGCTGGTATCGCAGCAGCAGCAAACGCGGCGCTTAAGTTCTCAAATGAAATAGATAGAAACCGCCAGCAACTTACATTATTTACTAAAGATGTTAGAGATACTAATCAAATTATTGCGCAATTAAAAGTTACAGCAGATGCTACAAGCCTTGGATTGCCTGGCCTACTTGAAGCTACCAAAACACTTGCTGCCTATGGTGTATCAGCAAAAAACGCTGGCACTGCAACAAAAATGCTAGGAGATTTAGCTCTTGGCGATAGCGAAAAACTACAAAGGTTTGCAGTTAACTTGGGCCAAATTGGCAGCATTGGTAAAGCATATACGGTTGATTTAAAACAGTTTGCAATGGCGGGCATACCGATATTTGAAGCGTTATCAAAAGTAATGGGCAAAAGTACCAGCGAGGTGTTGCGGTTAGCAGAGCAAGGCCAAGTCACATATCCAATTGTTGTGAAAGCAATTGCAGAATTAACAAAAGAAGGAGCATCATTTTATAACGGCGCAGAAAAAGGCGGCACTGATTTAGATAGGTCACTAAATCAATTAACAGGATCATTTGAAAATTTACAAACAATTGTAGGGACTGCTGTTGGGCCAACAGTGGTTGCAGCGGTTTTGTTGATTAAAGATGCACTTGATGGCGTTTTGTTAGTGGTTAAATATTTATCTAATGAATTTGAATATTTTAATGGTTTAGTTGGCAAAAGTGATTTTGGGCGCGCTATAATCAATGAGTTAAAATTTGTTGCAAAATATTTACAACAAAATCCAAGTTTAATGATGGCATTAAACCCATCTACAAAATTATTAGGCCCAGTTGGAGAAATTATTGGCCCATTAGCGCAACTGGCTAAAGCTAATAAGAAAGAAATAAGTGGTATAACTAGCAATAACGAAGAATCAGCAAGGCAGAAATATTTAGCTGATATTGCTAAGAAAAATTTAGCGGATGTGCTTGCTGATAAATTAAAAAAAGAAACAGAAATAAATGAAAAAATTGCTAAGATAAATAAAAACACTGAGTTGCAATTAAAAGATAATCGCTTGCAGTATGAACAACAAATTGCTGATTTTAGGGTATCTACGTTACGCCGTATTGCTGATATGGAGCGCGATCTTGAAGATCAGCGCGTTAAAGCTAATTTTGATTTGCAGCAAGCGCAATTAAAACTTGCAGGAAAAGCACAATACGGTAAAGATACTTCTGCAATGATTGCAGCAGCAGCAACTGGTCAAGACACTACAATGTTGGCCGCTGCACGCGATAGTGCTAAAACGTTAAACGATGCTGCTGTAACTAGAAGACAGATTGAATTTGATTCAACAATGAAAAAAATTCAATTAGAGCGTACATTAACAGATTTTAAACGTGGCATTGAGCGTGAAATTGGCGAGATGCAAAAAAGTTATGCACGACAAACAAGCGATATATTAACAAAAGCTGGCACAAATATACAATCTGCAATGATTGCAGGAGCGAAAGAAGTAGAGGCGATAATGATGCGTATAACGACAGGCAAAACACCGCCTGCTGCTCCGCCATTGCCAGCAGCAGCACGACCGACGAACCAACAAGCCAATAGTGCTGCTGCTGGGGTAGGTATTATAATTACTTCCGAAATGACGCGACCTCGGCCTTTAGATGCTGCAACTAGAGCTGGGATGCAAGGACTTCCTGGTTCGCGTGCAATGCAAGTTGATGCTGCAAATAGCATCAAGCCATTTTCGCCAGCGACAGCAAAACTAGAACAGCAAACAAATGACCTTAAACGCCAAGAAACACAAGCAGCAATTACTCAAATATTAGACCAGCAAGTTACTAAAACAAATGAATTGAAAGATGCAACATTTCAAGCAATGCAACAATCAACCGCAGATTTAGTAATAGCACAACAGAAAAATCAAATAGACCAAAAGACGTTAGATTTAATTATTAGCGGCACCAATCCGGCACTAGCTGCACAGTTCGCACAAAATCAACAACTTGTAGCACAAAATACATTAAAACTTGAAGCTCAACGGGAGTCAGTGCAAAAAACATTAGAAGAAAAAGATTTAACCGCTGCGGAAGTTATAGAACGGCAAAAACTTGTTTTATTATTAGACGAACAAATAAATAAAAGCCCACAGATATTAGAAAGCTTAAACCAACATGCTATCAAACAAAAACAAATAACTGATGCAACGCAAGCAACCATAAAAGCTGCTGATGATCTAAAAGCACTTTATGGCGATATTGGTATGACTATAAAATCTGGTGTTATTGAGGCAATACAAGGTACAATTGATGGCACTAAAAGATTGCAAGATGTAGCACTTAGCCTCTTAGATAAGATTGCTAATAAATTGTTAGATGTTGCTACAAATTTTGCGTTATTTGGCACCATGAGCGGCACCGGCACCGGCGGTGGATTGCTAGGTGGATTGATCCCTAAAGCCAAAGGCGGTAGCGTTAGCGGCGGCACGCCGTACCTTGTAGGTGAACGTGGACCTGAGTTGTTTATGCCAGGTCGTAGTGGCGGTATAGCACCAGCAGGTTCATTTGGCGGCGGCACTAATGTAGTAGTTAATGTAGATGCAACCGGTAGCAACGTGCAAGGCGATGATCAAAGCAGTAAGCAGCTTGGTGTTATGCTGGCAGCAGCCGTACAAAAGGAATTGATTAAACAAAAACGTCCTGGAGGTATTCTTGCATAATGGCTACTTTTCCTAATATCACGCCAAGTTACGGCGCACAAAAAAACAGCAGCCCAAAACTTAGAACAGTAGTTTTTGGCGATGGCTACGAAAACCGATTTACATTTGGCTTAAATCAAAATCCAAAACAATGGTCATTGTCTTGGGATAACATTACAGAAGCTAATGCTGATACGATTGAAACATTTTTAGATGCACGTGCTGCTGATGGTGCTAGTTTTGATTGGACTGGGCCAGGTGAACCAAGTGCTTATAAATTTGTTTGTGCTGAATGGAATAAAACTATACCCTATACTGGGCGGGCTAATATTCAAGCAACATTCAGGCAAGTATTTGAACCATGACCGTACCAGTATCAGCACTGCAAAGCTTGACGCCCGGCGCGATTATTGAATTATATGAATTGCACCTTGATGCAACATTACATGGCGCCAGTACAGTTTACAGATTTCACGCAGGCACAAATAATAATAATAATGGCAATGTAGTATGGAACTCAAACTCATATACTAGGTTTCCTGTTGAAGCAACAGGGTTTGAATTTAATGGTGGCGGCCAGTTACCAAGGCCAAGGCTACAGGTATCAAATGCACTTAGCTATGTTACTGCAATTCTTTTAATCGTAAATGATTTCAATACAGGTAATGATTTAATTGGCGCAAAATTTATTCGTATTCGCACACTAGCGCGTTATATTGATGCAGTAAATTTTACGGGTAATGTAAACCCATATGGCACACCAGACCCTACAGCAGAATTTCCTAGAGAAATTTATTTTTTAGATCGTAAAGTAACAGAAAACTTAAATTTAGTTGAATGGGAATTAGCCGCTGCTTTTGATCTTGCTGGCATCAAAGCACCAAAACGCCAATGCCTTTCTACTATTTGCCAATGGAAATACAAGTCAACTGAATGCTCATATGCAGGCAGTAATTTCTTTGATGTAAATGATGAAATTGTGCAAAACACTAATTTTGATGTATGTGGAAAAAGATTAAATAGTTGCGCTATTAGATTTGGCAAGGATAATGAGCTGCCATTTGGATCATTTCCAGGTATTGGAGTTACTGCCGGATGAGTTGGCGTGATGCAGCATTAAACCATGCTAAGGCCGTAGCACCAAATGAATCATGCGGTTTACTGGTAAATTACGAGGGTGTTGAAGTATATTGGGAATGCCGTAATATTGCAGATGAATCGGATTGTTTTGCGATACATCCAGCAGACTGGGCGGAAGCGGAAGATACTGGAGTTATCATTGCGGTGATTCACAGCCACGCCAACAATTTACCAGAACCTAGCGACATGGATATTGAATCATGTAAGCGTAGTAAATTGCCGTGGTATATAATAAGCACAGATAAAGGCGAATGGCGATCATGCTTCCCTTGATTGGCCGCAACTGGCAATGGGTTGAATCAGACTGCTGGACGTTAGTGCGCGATTATTACAAATCTAAAGGTTTAATATTGCCAGATTGGGATAGACCGTCGGAAGAAGATTTTGTAAATAATCCTATATTTGATCAATGTTGGCAATTAGCAGGGTTCCATGAGTTGCAAGATGATGAGCCATTGCAAGACGGTGATGCGTTGCTGTTTAGTATTTATGATGATAAACCAAATCATGTAGGAATCTTTTTAGCTGACGGCAGCATTTTGCATCATTTCAAAAATCAATTAAGTTGTTGCGACAGCTATGGCAGGTGGTTACAGCAATCTACATCGCGTAGACTAAGGCATGATGCTTACAAGCCATGATGCGTAAAATCCGGCTATATGGGGAGTTAGCTAAATTCATAGGGCAGCGTGAATTTACTGCGGTTGCATCTAATGCTGCTGAAGCCGTTAGATTCCTATTAGCTAATTTCCCTGGTTTAGATCAGCATATGATGGGTTACGACTATCGAGTGTTAATTGGCACCTATGCAATCAATAAAGATGAATTACAGCATCCAGCAGGACAGCAAACAATTAGGATCATCCCGGTAGTAGCAGGCGCAGGAGGTAAAAGAGGAGGATTTTTACAGATCCTTGCTGGTGTTGCTTTAATTGCTGGCGCTATATTCCTTGGCCCTGCGGTTGGCGGCTTTTTAGGTATCGGCGGCGGTTCTGGTTTTTTTGGTGCTGGCGTTGCATCTGCTGTTGGTGGCCTTGGCGCTAGTTTGGCATTAGGCGGCGTTGCGCAATTATTAGCACCAGTGCCAAAAATAGCACCACCTAGCCAGCCTAGTTATTACACACCAACATCAACAAAAGAAACACAATTAGACCCACAAAAATCATATTCTTTTAGCGGTATACAAAACACATCAAAGGTAGGATCAGCAGTGCCAATAGTATACGGTGAGACTATAGTAGGATCAGTTGTAATTTCTGCTAACTTTAACACATTGGAGGTAGTCTAATGCCTATTTCTGCTGAAGAGGTTTATTATGCTTATACATTAAAACCAAGCGATCAAGCTACATACCTTAATCTTATCCAGCAAAGAGAAGCTATCCCAAGGGTACCGATCAGAACGGATGACACTTTATCTAGCACACAATACGCTACATTTATTGATTTGCTTAGTGAAGGCGAAATTGAAGGTTTCCCATCAGCGGCAGGATTGACTAAAGGCACTGTTGACTATAACAACGCAGCATTAAAAGATATTTACCTTAATAACATTGCAATATTAAGCGCAAATGCTAATATCGCATCACTGCAAGACACGGATTTTAACTTCAAAAATGTTAAAGTAGATTTCCGTTACGGCACACAATCGCAAAGTTATTTCCCTGGGTATGGCGAAATATCAACACCAGTACAAGTAAATCAAAAGGTTGAATTTGGCTCTCCTATTACGCAAACAATTCAATCACCTGCTGATGGTGTAATCATTACGATTACAGTGCCAAGACTTGAAGAATTTACAACCCAGGGCGATATTTTAGGCTCTAGTTTTGGCTTTAAGATCCAAATTCAATATCCAAGTCAAAGCTATGTTGATGTTGTTGTTGATAGTATTTCAGGCAGGACAGCAGACCCATACCAACGGGATTATCGAATTGATTTTGATGCAAGTTTAGGATTTCCCATTAACATAAGAGTAAGTAGAACAACGCCAGATAGCACCAATATATCAACTGTCATAAATGAGTTTTATTTTGCTTTCTTGCAAAAAATAACCTATCAAAAACTCAAATACCCTAACAGTGCTTTAGCGACAATTAGATTTGATGCGGAAAACTTTAGTTCATTACCATCGCGATCATACAGAATCCGCGGCATAAAAGTAAAAATCCCTGCTGGTGTAACCGTTGATCAAACTAATGGGCGCATAATTTATCCTACGCCTTATGTATTTAATGGTACTTTTGAGGCTAATAAAGCATGGACATCTGACCCTGCTTGGGTATTGTATGATTTGCTTACAAATACTAGGTACGGGCTTGGCGCTCATATAACTGCAAGCCAATTAGATTCGTATTCATTTTATACAGCTTCAAAATACGCATCAGCATTAGTTGATGATGGATTAGGCGGCCAAGAGCCAAGATTTAGCTGTAATGCCTTAATTCAAAACCAAGATAGCGCTTATCAACTAATTAGTGATCTTTGTAGCGTAATGCGTGTAATGCCATATTGGTCTACTGGTTCGCTTGTAATAAGTCAAGATGCGCCAGTAGATGCAAGCTACTTATTTACATTGGCTAATGTGACAGAAGAAGGCTTTAACTATACCGGCAGCAGTTTGGTTAATAGGCATACCGCAGCCATTGTAAGTTATCTAGATCTTACAACTCAAAGCATAAATTATGAAGTAGTAGAAGATACTGCGGGCATTAATAAATATGGATGGGAACCTGCTCAAATTCAAGCTTTTGCCTGCACCAGTCGCGGCCAAGCTGCTCGCATGGGTAGATGGCTTATTTTCACTGAAACAAATGAAACTGATGTGGTTTCATTTACAACAAGTGTTGCTGAAGGCGTTATTGTAAGACCTGGCCAAATAATTAAAATTGCTGATCCATTAAAAGCAATTTACAGACGAGCAGGTAGGATTAAAGTTGCAACAACTTCAACCGTTACTGTAGATGATGAAGATGATACAGATCTTACAAGCGCCAATAGCGCAACTTTATCGGTTGTAATGCCTGATGGCAGCATAGAAACCAAGCCTGTGTTATCTATATCCGGTAAAGTCATAACACTAGGAGGCAGCCTAAGCACGGCGCCAAATATCAATAGCATTTGGATGTTGCAAAATACAGACATAGAAGCAACTACATGGCGGGTATTGTCAGTAACTGAAGTCGATGCCGTTTCTTATACCGTTACTGCATTAATGCACAATCCAGGTAAATATGCAAATGTAGAGTCCGGGACGCCATTAACAAGATCGAATACATCAGCGATTTCATTTACACCACCTGCACCAGTAGGGTTGCAAGCAAGCGAAGTTATATTTGAATCATCAAATAAAGCGTCTGTTAAAATAGTACTTAACTGGATAGCAGTAACTGGCGTAAACGAATATCTAGTGCAATACAGAGTAAATAATGGCAATTGGAATACAGCAGAAGCGTTTGGGCCAAATTATGAAATATTCGATTCTTCTGAAGGGTTATATGAAATTAAACTGTTTAGCTTAAATCCATTAAAAGTACCATCAGAGCCATCAATTCTTAGCTTTACCGCTATTGGTAAAACAGCACCGCCTGGAGATGTGCAAAATCTAACTTTAGAGCCAATTAGTTTTAATACAGCAAGATTACGTTGGGATCAATCAGTTGACGTTGATGTCAGGGTTGGAGGTAGAATTTATATTAGACATAGTAGTGATGCTAGTGGTAATGCGTCATGGTTTGAAAGCGTTGATTTAATTGAATCAAAATCTGGATCATCAACCGAAGCAATTATCCCGCTAATAGAAGGCGAAATATTTGCAAAATTTGTTGATGACGGCGGACGCAAAAGCGTAAATGAAACAAGTGTATTAGTTGACCTGCCAGATAATATGAGCAATTTAATAATAAAGCAGCAGCGCGAAGACCTAGAAACACCACCGTTTCAAGGTACGTTTACAAATACTTTTTATAGTAACGAATACAATGCAGTGGTGCTAGATGGCGTCAATCTGTTTGATGCGCAAGCTAGTGTTGATTTGATGCCTACGTTTGATATTATAAACGGCACCGTTCAAAGTTCTGGCATTTACCAATTGCCAACCATTTTAGATTTAGG